CAATGACTATAATAAGATCATCGATATACTCCTGTGTTGCCATATAGATACATTAATTAAATTGTTTACTGAACTCTTTGGAATGAACCCGCGGTTTCCGGTAGCCGCTTTCCGTGATTTCTCCCGTCCAGTTGGACTCCTTCTCGGCAAACGTGAGCTTTAACGTCACGTTCTGCGGCGCGTCCGGACGGACACGGTAAGAAAACTCTTCCGCCGAAGGAATTACCTTGATCTCTTCCCGGCCGTAACCTGCCAGGTAGACATCATCGGAGGAAAGCAGGTCAAGAAGAAAGCGTATTTCCTGCGGGCGTTTGAATCCCGTCTTAACCGTTACGGCTTCCTGTATCTCCGTACGTATGCGATCCGAATAATAATCATCGGTAATTTCATCGTAACGCCGGGAAACAGCGTCTTCGTCTTCATCCATGCCGGGAGTTACGCTCGCCTCGCCTTCCAGGGAAAACACCTCGTAAACCCCGTAACTGTTCAGGAACCGGAGCCGGTAACGCTCGCGGACCGTCGGGCTTTGCTCGATCCCGATCCGGAGAGCGAACGTTTCACCGCTATACACGTCAAAAAGGTTGGCCAGTACCCCGTAATCGGTAAAGAATTTAAGTCTTACGGCCTCCAGGTTCAAGGCGTAGAAATTCCCTGCCGTGCCTGGTACTGCAAGGCTTTGTCCGGTAAGAAGTTCCGTTATTTTCAGCTCGTGCTCCGGATAGATGAAACAGAGCGGGTAAAGTTCCGTCTCGCGCATCGTTATACGCCAGTCATTGCTCCGGGTGGTAAAGAAGAAATTGCAGGATTCATTCAAGAACTTCAAAGAAAAGATGTTATTACCTTCTTCATGCAATTTCTTAAAAGCCCGTTTGGATATACCGCCACGCCAGGCAGTAACAACCAAAGTGGCCGTTTCTTCCTCCTCATTTTGAAGGGTGATCGTGACGACCGCCTTGTTATACCGTTTATCGGAAAGGCTTATCAACATCTCGGAACTGTCCGTTAACGGGGGAATATCAACAAAAAGCGTTTCCAGGACCTCCGCGATATTCACCTTGAAACTTCCATTACCGTTACCGGTAAATATGGAACGCATAAATTCAAAGTTCACGAAATACATTATATTGTAAGTCGCCATAGAAGTAGTTTCTACCGAAAGATAAACAGGGTTTCCGGTAAAGGCGTTTTCCGTCGGATCAATGTTTGCTGTCAAACTCATAATTCAAAGGTGTTAACGATGAATATTCCGTTAAACTCACTCTTATTTTCAAGTCCGGAAAGGAAACGATCACGCTGATCCGTGGGAGACGTCAGGAACTTGTAAAAGTCCGAGAGCCGCCCCGCATGGTTTTCCCTCCAAAGCTTATAAAGCTCCGTCACCTGTGAAGATGACGGGGCAAGGATGATATTATTCTGCTTTTCCATGCTGCAAAAGTTGGGTTTATCAAAGGAAGAATAAAGGACGGGATCAGCTAAGCACCCTCGATGCGACAAACCTTACCTGGTATTTGACTTCTTCCGTTTCGTAACAAAAATAGTTGGCCGCGCCGGAACGCTCGTTTACCTCGATTTCAACCTCTATCTTACATTTGTAAGTTTTTTCTATGATGTTATCCTGTGCGGTGGGCGGATTTTTTAATATATCCTCATCCGTTGACGGCGTAACATACCCGTCATATATCGTATTCGATACACGGCAACCGTACACAGCATACATCCAGTGATAACGGTAATAATCTTCCCAATATTCCACCCTTCCGGCCTGTACACTCTGCAAATTGGAAGAATATACGACCCACACGTAGGAAGCACCGCCCCACACGGGAATGCCCTGTTCATTATCCAGATTATAGGGACCGATCAGACGCAGGGAACGCAACGTAATGTTTACCGGTACCAGTTTACCCGCAGGAAGCGAATAGGAAAGGCCGTCCAGAAGCATGTACTGCCCCCGCAGGGCTACCGGGGTCAAGACATCCATTTTCATAAGCTGGTGAACCGGTAAAAGGGTGTTTGTGTCCACCTGGTTAAAAGAGTGCCTTAATACGGCGTCATACTTCTGCCAGAACTTGGCAAACAGACCGTCTTCAAACTGGAATAAAAGCGATATCGTATGTTTGCTGCCGTCTTTTAACGTAATTTCTCCGCCGTCCGGAGCGTATGGTAAAATAGAACCGAAGGAATAATCCGTACTTTCCGTAACGGCCTTTGTAAAAGCGAAAGCGAAGGAAAGCGGCGTCTCCTCCTTTTCCGAATCCTCTTCATCATCGGAAGAGGTTTTCAGATAGGTATAACGGTGCACATACCCGGCCAGGTAATACGGGGAAAGAAGGCCGTTCGGGGCAAAATCCATAAACACGCATTCATCATCGCTCGCCAGCTCCTCGTCCTCTACGTTTTCCGTCTTTCGGTCCCAGTTAAAGAAACTGGATGATGATAACGTATGCTTCTTGTTGCCCGAATCCCATTTGTACCAGTTGCCGGTGGTCTTCTCGTAGTTCAGCCACACGGAGGCCTGGGAAGGATCGAAACGGCTTACACGGATAACCATTTTTTCGTTCCCCTTGATATAGTCCTCGTACCGTTCCACCGAAGGCGCGGCACCGGTAAAAGACGTTTTGGCCGATAACTTTATCTGACGGGCCGTTTCATAATTGATAAGGGGTTCCGCCGTCAGATTCCGGGACAGATCAACGGCAGGTTCATCTTCCATTATATCCCGGATCAGTCTTAAAGTGGCCGTTTTCGTATCGGAAGAGACATTATAAACCAGTCCGAAACGTACATACAGCGCGTTTAAAAAGTCCTCAATCGTACAATCCGGCATTAAATCGGCATAATTGAGGATACCCGTCACGCAACAGTCGGCGGCATTGTTCAGGATTACCAGGCTGGAAAGTTCCTTGTCCGTCTTAAAAGGATTTTCGGTTATAGTATAACCAAATTCTGAAAATATAAAGTCCAGGACACGGTGCACGTATAAGAAGGGGGCCACGCCGTACCCTTCCGGTAAACTCGTTTCGGTCGGGGTATCATTTATCAGTAGTGTTTCCGTCCTTGCCTGATAGCATAAGGCATATTCACCGTTTGAATCCAAAGTGATACGGTTTATGTATTGCGGGTAATACGTGCCGTCCTTGGAATCATTTTTGACTACTATTTGAAATATGGCAAAATCTTCATGGGAATCCGTGAAGAACCAGTTTATAGAGGACATAAGACCGCTAACGGTACCGCCGCTTATGCTGGGTAATGTGATCGAGTTCAGTTTCTTTGCTTTCCAGGCGCTGTAGGCTTCCGAATTGTCAAAACCGATATTTAAAGTAATTCCTTCCGTCCTGCCGGCGGAAACGATATTTATCTTTCCGGTACGTTTATACACCCCGTCCAATACCGTACATGTCTGATCTTCATTCATCGGTTTTACACCCATGTCGAGCCGGTGGGCAAAACCGGTTATCCCTGCATTGTTGGCAGTGACGGGAACCGTGACCGGTACGGTTTGTGATCCCCGGTCGTTCATGACGGGGGATTTCTCGTCGATCTGTACGGTAAAGTCACCCCCTAAGTCCAGATAACCTTTGTTCGTCTTAATCTTTAGCATAATGATTACTTATTTTCCGCGTGTAAAGGTGTCGCGGGCGTTATCTATAGTTTCTTTGGCCTTCTCCAAATCCTGGTAAACGATATAGGCCTTTATCAATTTGATAGCCTCACAGGAGGCGCGAAGCTCCTTTGCCGCTTCCAGGAACTCCCGGTAGGAAGAATCACCTGCAGGGGAAGTCACGTAACCGCCTTCATAATATTCACCCGGATTCTGTGGTAACGGGTTGGCACTGGTACGCTGCCGCCTGATCGCTTCGATAGTGCTAACGGCGTCGATCACTTTAGGATTATTCATTTCCGGCTGTGGTACCACATATTCCCCCTTATGAACCACGCCGGCCACTTCATAACGTCCGCCGGGACCGGTGTAACCACCTTCATAATACCCACCACCGGAAGAACCGGAAACAACACGTTCAGCCGTGGCGGTCTTGCTGCCGGTGGTGTTTTTCAAGGACATGTTTTTAATCCTGTCCCGTTCTGCCTTGGCCGATGCAAGCTGGGCCACACCGGTAGCCGCAAGCTTTACTGCAGCAACGGTTCCGACAATCGGCCCGAGGTCCGCGTACGCCTTCATAATCGAAACGGCCGTATCTGCTATGATCTGGGAACACTTGATAGCAAAGTTTACATCCGCGTACTTCTTTTGAATCTCCAGTTTCTTATTTTCCTTCTCTTCTTCCAGGGCGGCAGTATCTTCACCGTTGTTCTCGGCTTCCTGTATGAGAGCATCGTATTTTGCTTCCACCTGGTCGATTTCGGCTTGTTGAATGGCTTCCACCATGGAAGAGGAAAGACCGGAATAGTAGTCAAAGTATTTTTTAGCGTTATTCATCTGCATTTGCAGCTTTTTACGCTGGTATGTCTTTTCATCTATTAATTCCTGATCGTGCAGATTCTTTAACAGGGCCAGTTCATTCTGGTATTCCTGTGCCCATGATACGCCGATCTGGGATTGAATCTGGTATAAACTATTCTGGTACTCAAATTCAAGCTGGCTAATTTTCTGCTGTTTCTGTTTCTCCAAACCAACGGTAGAAATTCCCGCCTGCCTCGCTATCTCAATTATGGCATTATAAGTCGTTTCTACATCCTGAACCTGTTTCCGGTGTGCTTCCTGCATACCGGTTATTCCTACCGGAACGGAAGTTATTTCACGTACTTTTTGAGCAATGGCCGCCCGATCACGCAATAACTTCATTTCAGACTCACGCACGGCGTCGGCCGCTTCCGTCGCTGTTTCTATACGTTTCTGTTTACCGGTAATTTCCAAAGCGGCAATATCATTCTGGTAAGTACGGTTTATCTCCAGAAGTTCTGCGGCGTGCTCCGCTTCAACTTCCAGCATATAGGCGTCGGCGGCTTCCTGCGTGATACTTTGGTTTAATACCGCTTTTTCCATGGTGTCCTTCTGGACATTGTAATAGGCGGTTTCAATCTTTAACCGTTCGTCCCGTTTCTCCTGTACCAGTTTTATACGGGCGTCCTCCTGCTTGCCGGTTTCCGTAAAAATGGCCGTCTGTGCTTCTGTTTCGAGCTTGTGGATTTCATCGAGTAATTTCTTTTTATTAGCCGGCGTTTTTGCTTCCAGCTTCTGGAGTGCGTCGATACGTTCCCGGTAATAGCGAAGGTTTTCCGCCGTCCCTTCGAGAATATACTGGGCTTCCGTCTTATTTTCCTTCTCCCGGTTCTGTTTGATTAGAAGCATACGTTTTTCGTGCTCGATCTCCAGAGGTTTTAACGTGGCGTCCGTTTCCGTATTTTTATACTCCCCGGCTTCCGCCTTCTTTTTGACCTTCCCCAGTTCGTTTAAACGTTTTATTTCGGTGTCGATACGTTCTATTTCCTTGTTTTTCTTGGCGATATTCGCTTCGCTGTCTTCCGCCCACTGTTCCTGAACCTTTTTCTTTTCGGCCTCCAGTTTCTTTATGAGGGATGTTTCAGTATTTATATTTTCTTTATTGGTTCCGGTTAATGAAGTGGCCGTCGCCTCTGTTTTTAAGATATCATTATTGATCTGGGCGATTGCTGATTCTATACCGGCCAAATCCTTCTGTGTTGTCTGTAGGGCTTTCAACTGGTTAGCCTCTTTTTCCGTACCAAATAAACGGCTTATTTTAGCGGTAAGACTGTTCCGGTTATATCCTGACAATGTATTTTGCTGGCGGGTGTCCCAGTAAGCGTCGCTTTGCTCTGATTCCTGGCTTTCAAGATTCCTTTTTTTCTTGTACAATTCTTCCAGTTCCTCCTGGTAAGCTTTCAACTTGATTTGTTTTTCCAAGGAAACTAAATATTGATCTATAGCCTCCTTGTTGTTGTTTATGAGCCTGCCTTCTTCATTCAATTCCGCATTATAATCCGGTATCAGTTCTTTTAATTCAGCGAGCCTTTGTTTACGGGTGTAGTTGGAAAGGTTCTCGTCATTAATAGCAGCTACAAGAGTTTTTATTTTTGCTTCCTGGCTGGCATATTCTTCATTCACTTTCTTTACGACTTCCTGGTGGGCCTTCATCGCCGCCGAAGCCTGTTCCGTCTTCTTTGCAAGCTGGTAGATAGCAACACCGGCTGCCACGAGTAACGCGAGCAGGGCCGTATATGGATTCTTCAAAAGTTCGATCCTCATTAACCGAAGGGCGGCGGTACATCTTTTAATATTCAGGTGCAGCAATGCCTGGGCCGCCGCATAAGCCAGAGTAGCCGCCCGGCTGATATAAAGCTGTACGGCGTGCGCTTTCTCTGCAACGACCGAAGCAAGGGTCGCCGTTTTAAAACGGGCGTGCCACATGGTAGCGATTTTCAGTCCTCCATAGTAAGAAACCAAATAAGCGGTAACGGTATAAGTGACAACACCCCATTTATTAAACATGTCGATCATACCGCCCACACCTTCCACCATAAGCGTAACAAGGTCTATTAAATC